TTATAAAATAAATCCTATGATGTTGTGAATTTTTCGACCATCACCTTTCAGGACCATTTCGCTTTCATTGTTCATAAAAGTGCTTCCCCCACCGTCAACACTAATAGCCAAATCATATTCACAATCTTTTACAAGGTCAAGCAAATCATAACTTGTGCTGCTGTGAATGATGTTTCTACACATCAGATATATCTTATTTTCATTTTTATTATATCCAATGACTGTCTTATTAGTCTTTCTAGCAACATCCGCATTTGCTCCAATAAAACCCTCTCCGCTTAAATCATATTTAAAGGTTGAATCATAAACATTTCTTAACCCAACACCACCAATAACAAGTCTTATTTCATTTAGATCTAATTCTTCTATATTCTTAATACGTTTCATTCCTACGGTATTATCTTTGTAGATTATGAAAACTGATTGTGGATATGGTAGATGATTTGCTTGTCCTTTATATGTTTTACCATCTTTATATAAAACAGATGTTGGATAAGTATCTCCATTTACATCATGCCAGAAGAATGTTCCATTAACACAAAATGGTTCTTCAATGGACCTATTGTTTTGGTTTACTATCTTAGCATTAAAGTCTTTTACATCTCCACAAATTTGATATGTTCCATTTGGTGTTAATGAATATATTGGTTTATTAATAACTTGTTTAATTTCATTAATACCAAAGTACTCTATTATGCCCGCTGTGATTTCTTCAGCACATTCTTGCCTGAATGATTCCTGTTTTAATAACATGGCTTCATTAATATTTGTCATAAATGCACATTCTACTAAACAGGATGTCATATTACCTTTTAAAATTGCGAAATTCATTTTCTGAACACCTCTATTGACTTGAGTTGTTCCTTTTATCATATTTTTATGAATGGCGCTAGCTAAGACTTCCTCTTCTGATGGGGTAGTGCAGCAATAAGTTTCAACACCACTTATGGTATTAAACGTGGTACCACTACCATATGCATTAGCATGTACTGATATCAAAATACATTTACTATTTTCTTTTCCAAAGTGAGCTTGATGATCTAGCCATGCTTGATTCGCTCTTTCAACTCTTTTATTCAAAGGCACATCATAGTTTTCTTCTGCAGTAAATGTTACATCAATATCCGCTTTAGGTTTTAATTTATTATATATGAGTTGAACAACTTCCGAATTAAAATCATTTTCTATCATATATGTGCCATCATTAAATATCGGGGTTCTTTTGCCACTGGTATCTATTCCATGTCCATCATCTAATATTACTAAATAATTCATTTAAAATCACTCCTTCCTAGCCTGTGTTCCAAAGTAAAATGATATAATTACTGTGAAAATTGTTTGAAATTGTTCTGCACTTATAGCTCCTTTAATTGACATATAAGCAAATACTACTGTCAAAATTACAGTTACTAAACTTTTAACACTAAGCAATCTCGCTAATCTTTGAATAAAAGTTAATTCCTTTTCATTTGTTACCGAAGTTAATTCTTCTAATACTTCTTCTTTTATTTCTTCTTCTTTTATTTCGCTCATTATTTATCATCCCTTCCTGATATTTCATCTATTCTGTGATGTGCTGATTTTGTAGATTGCTCTACCATTATCATTCTTTCATTTAAATCTTTAATATCCTTACTAGTACTTTTTTGCTCAAGTTTTATGTCATCAACACCTTTGCTAATTGTGTCTAGCTTGACATTTATAGTAGCTGTTTCAACAGCATCCTTTTTTATGTCAGAAGTGTTATTCCTTTTTAAATTAGATATACCTGAGTAAATTCCAAATGTAACTGATATTACTGATATTAAAAGTGCTACTTCAATTGTCATGGACCACCATCCTTATTTTATTCAAAAGCTCCCTTATAATATAAAGGAAGCTTTTATTTTTCATTATCTATTTGGTTCTATGGGTATAATAAAGTTATCTTCTTGTTCTCCCTTTTTTAAGTCACATGGACAAATTTTTTATATAAGAAAAGGACCTCCATCAAGAGATCCTTAGTCTACTAAATTTTTCTTCATGCGCCACCTCTGCTAATTTGATGACCACCCCCCTAAATACATTCCACGTCTTGAAACGCTTTCAGAATTTTAGGAAATTGAATTGCTATCCAGTCAACCATTTCTTCGTTTGTAGCCCATCCTTTTTCAAATTCGTTTGAATTGTCACATAATCCACTTTCAGCTAAAAACGCATGAACAATTTCATGCCTCGTTGTTTGTTTTTCAAGTAACCTTAGGGACTCTTCGGTTTCGTCCTCATAGTGGGGATATGTACTCATATCAACGTAAGCTATTTCTTTGAGGATATTGTCACAGTATCCATTAATTTTATGCTTTTCAAATGCAGGCTTATCATGATATTTATATTTGTTTACTTCATATTCAGTCCCTAATACATTTACTTTTAATGTATCCAATTTATTATTTTCCATTTAATCCATCCTTTCTTAGTCAACCAAATTTTTCTTTTGTTCCCTATGCTTGTATATCTGCATCTAGCAATGTTTGTGTAACAGTTTTCCATGCTTCAGGCACTTTGTCAATTGTCCATAAATTTGCCTTAATTAAGTTGTAATACAATTTAGCCATTTACAGTACCTCCTATAATAGTATTCGTCAGCTCTGCAATCGCAAGCTGTGTTTCTAATTTATCCTTAACCCTTTGTGCATCCAAATCAGCTATTGCTAACATCATTAATTCATCTGTTGTAGGTTCGTGAAGTAGTAAAGGCTCTAATGCCTTTCTTGCTTCAAATTCATCTTCTGCCAATATTTCAACTTCTAATTCTGTAAATCCTGCATTTATAGCATTTAACAACATTATTTCTTGCGGATTTTTCGAACCATCTATAACTTTTGTTGTATTTTTAATTACACAATATTTCATATATACCTCCTTAGTGCGTTTGCGCTAAAATAAATAAATCGCATGACCCAGTTGGGTTGCCAGTTTTTGACCAGTTAATATCAAAACCACTGTCTGTAATATTTACTATAGTTCCATTAGCTTCACTGCCAGATGAAGATAATATTGAAACAACATTTCCTATTGTGGAATTAGACAAACCATCAAATTGAATTTTCATTAGCTGCTGTTGTCCATTTTCTGCATATTGCCCCCATGACATAGATTTTGTTGGGTATAAATATGCATTTACAACAATACTTTTCGCTTTAAAGGGTAATGTAACGTGTTGATATCCTATAAGTGACAAGTCACGAATAACCCTCTGAGTGTGTGATATAACTTCACTTTTATGTGCGGCTGCATCGGCAGCCAAAGAGTTAATTTGTTCCTCATGACTATTTAGTTCCGCATCTATTGCATCCCAGTTAGGATTCATCACAGTTATGTCTGGTGGGCTGTCTGTCAGTTGTGGTTTCTTTAAATTATAATTTGTTGTTTGTAGCATTTTATCACTCCTTTAATTTTTTTTAATATCTGCCCAACTATTAATTGTGTTTTTTATTTCTTGCCAGTTTTCGAAGTTTTGTTGAATACTCAACCAATTATTTGTAATAATCTCGTTTTCTTCAACATCAACCTCTATAAAATAGGTTTGTCCAACATTTATAGGATTAGGAGTAATTAATATACTTTTGATAACAGGTGCTACTGTGTCAAATATTATTATTCTGCTATCAGTTGTACATTTTCCACCTAAATCCGTTGCTGTTATTTCAACAATATTAATACCTTCAACTAAATTTAATGACTTGCTAAAGTTACCTCCTTCATTAACTGATATGTTTCCTTGCGATACATTATTTAACTTCATTATTACAGATACAGAGCTACTCATTGAATCATTAGTTGAGCCTGTTACTACAAATTCTGATACATTTTTATAGCTTATATTTTCTAATGGATTTGCAATATTTAATTCTGGTGGAACCGTATCTACTATAAAACTTCTTGAAACTGCTGTTGCTTTATTTCCATCATTGTCTTTTATATTTACTATAACTGTATGTTCTCCGTCTGTTAAAGCTGTTTGTAGAGAACATACTACAGAATAATAATTTCCTGAACCAGTTATAATTACTCCTTCGCTTGAACTTGTGAGAGATGCTCCGTCATCAATCGAAATCAGTAAAGTATTTAAATTAATTCCTGAACCACCAACCTCATCATAAAGTTTAAATTCTAAGGTTGGTGTATTTGTTGATAAATATGCTCCACTTGAAGGATAGTTAAATATAATTTCTGGCGGTATGAGTTCCTTTACATATAACTTTAGATGACTTCCTAAAATTACATCAGTATCATCAACTATTGTAACATTTCCAGCTAAATCGGTTACTTCTGTTACAACTGGATAGTAATGATTTGCATTCACATTGTAACTTGTAATATTTGGAGTAGCTATTGAACCTTCAAATTTACCTGTCGTTAAGTTCTCAGCAAGGGCAATCCATACCCCATTAATTAGTACCCTTACTGTTTTAACTGCCATATTATACTCCTCCCTTCTCTAATCTGAAACTTCAACAGTTATAACATAGCTTTGACCAACATTAACTGGATTTGGAATAATTGTTATGCTGTTTACAACTGGTGCTACCGTGTCCAATACTACTGTCCTAATAACTGTACTAGTCTTGCCAGCTAAGTCCGTTGCTACAACTGTAATTGTATTAATGCCTTCAACTAATGTTAAGGCCTTACTAAAGTTACCACTTCCATTTACTGTTGCTGCTGTTGCAGTCCCACTATTTAATTTTACTGAAACCGTTACAGGACTACTTGTTACATCGTTTGTGATTCCAACTACAGTGAGACTTGCAACATTTTGATAGCTTGTTCCTTCTGTTGGAGTTGTAATGTTTAATACTGGTGGTAATGTATCTACTGTAAAACTCCTTGTTACCGCTGTTGCTGCATTGCCATCATTGTCCTGAATATTTGCTACTACACTGTGACTTCCATCTGATAATGCAGTTTGAGGTGTATATGTTACGTTATAACCGCCAGTAACTGTAGTTACAACTACGCCCGGACTTGTATTTGTAAGTGCTGTTCCACCATCAACTTTAATAGATAAAGTGCTAATTTTAACCCCTGAACCATTTGTCTCATCCCTAAGTTGGAATGTTATAGCAGGTGTATTGCTTGATAAATAAGCGCCACTTGCTGGTACTGTAAATGCAATTGTAGGTTTTGTAACCTCTTTTACATATAATTTTAATTGGCTACCTAATGTAGCATGTGCATCATTGACCGTTGTAATATTACCAGCTAAATCTTTTGCCTCTGCTGTTACAGGATAATAATGACCTGCATTTACATTATAGCTTGTAATACTGGGAGCACCTATCGTACCCTCATATTTGCCAGTTGTTGCATTTTTAGTAAGCGTTACCCATATTCCATTAATTTGTACTCTTACTGTATTTACTGCCATGTTTTCCCCTTTCCTTCTAATAGTTTTTAATGTCTAACCATGTGCTAAATCTTTCTTTTACCCTTTTCCATGTATTATGCACTTCTTTAATGCTCAACCAATTATTTTCACTTACTTCAACTTCTACTTTGACCAGCTGACCTATCGTTGTCGTTTGTAGTGGCTGTTGCCAATTAGCATTAGTATTTCTTACGACTTGCCAACTCGCCAGATTACTTACATCCTGCCAATCATAATTAGTTGTAAGTTTTACATCTACTATTTTAAGTGCCATATATGCCTCCTATTGTGGCGGTATATAGCTTTTTACCGCTTGCCAATCTGTTTTGGCTTTGACTGTATTCCAATCATTAAAGTTGCTTTTGATGTCATCCCATAAAGCAAAGTATTTTATAACTAATAATTTTATATGACCAGGTACTAATGGTTTCAAGGTTCTAAATATATCATCATACCGATAATTTTTATTATTTTCAGGACTTAATACTTGCACTCTTAGTAAGCCATATCCTAAGTCAGGGTTATTTAATTCATCCGAACCAAAAAAAGTGACAATGCAGTCACTCCCTGTAATCGTATTTGCTATCTCTTTTATTGAACCTTCATTTATTTTTTTGCCTTTTCTAAATAGAGACAAAAGATAATCTTTTCTTTGAGATAATGTACCCTGTCCCTTGCTTCTTAAAAATGTTTCCAACTGTGTAATCTTTTCAGCTGATGCAGTCTTTATGAACATATCACCTTTAAATTTTTCAATTTCTGAATATAACTCGTCAAGTTCTTTATTTTCTATTTCATATATTAAATTAAATTCCAATATATCCGTTAAAAATTCAGGTACATAATTTTGTAAATGTACTTTTTCCTCTGTTGTTTCAATTACGTCAAGATAAAATTCATATCGTGGATCGGAGCTATCAATTATTGTACTAATACCATTTTCACTAACTTCAAGTACCAAATTATAATTTCCTGCTACGTCTGGAGCATCCAAGGATTTACTCCAGGTACCATCACCACTATTGATTAAATCATAGGTTTCACCATCAATAGTGTATTTAATATAGTCAATCATTAGCTCACCACCGTTAAGTTTAAGCTATTTAATACAGGTATTTCATCCCCTGTTAGTGCTATATCAATCAAAGCACCGTTTAATGTTAATGTATTTAAATCGGCTATACTAGGACAGTCTAACAATGCACTACCAATACGCATATAACTTACACTGTTTTTTATATATACTATAGATGCCAAATAATTTGATATAGCTGCAGCTGCACCTTCTGTCTCAGCATATCCTTCAGTTAGCACGACATTTGCGGTAATATTTATGTCTTTTTGTGTACCTCCTGTTATAGTTACTTTGCTTCCTAAAGGAGCAACTCCGTTACCAAGGCCTTTTACACCTGGGTCCGTATGTTCTTGAAATTTTTCTACAAGAGCATTTTCTGCAGGTAAGAATAATCTATTTGTTATAGCGACTTTTACAGTATTACCACCATTCCACAAAGAAAACACTTTAGCAATACCAATTCCCTCATAATCAGTTGCCCAATTTAGGTATTGAGCTGCATTACCATCTTGAGGTGGATTAATAATGTTTTGTCTATGCCTTTCTCTTAATTGATCATCTGTTTCTTCTTCGGCACCCGGCACTAATATATCTGTTAAATTTGCATTAGTAAGTCCATCTATATAATTAATAGCTGATAATACTCCCATATATACATTGCCTATTTCTCCTGTTTGTTCGCATACTAGTATATATTCAAATTTTGTCATATTAGCTTGTACTACATATGTTGTTTGATCTAATCCAAATCTGCTTCCTATTGCAACTGAGATGTTAAAAACACCTTTTCTTTGTGCATAAGTAGCAGCTTTTCTAAACGTACCATTTTGCTCGCATAAATCAGTGAGATATCGTCCAGTTGCACTATCAAGAGATATATTATTTTTAGCATCATCAATATCGATATACATTTGGATAGTTTCCGCTGTATTAGCTGCAGTAGCCATATATATTAATGTTCCTTCACCTTTAGATACATCGCTAGGAATATTATTTAATTTTGCTGCTAATAACTCTTCATATGTTTTCATTTGTACTCACCTCCCCAAAGATAGTTAATACAGTAAAGTTTATATTTAATTTAGATCCGTCTCTTTCTATATTCAAATCCTTAATGCCTGTTATATTTTCATTTACTAACAAGCACTCTTCAATATATCTTTTAACTTCACTATAAAATAAGCTTTTAGTTGTTTTTATACCAATTATGTTATTTACCTCATTACCATAATACCAACTATAAATTAAGTATTTATATCTTTGCGTTTTCAAAGCAAAATGTATCCATAATTTAAGAGCTTCTTTATCTTCAACAAATCCATTTTCCAGTTTGCCTGTTTTATAATTTAAATTAAATTCTTTTATTATCATGGTTTCACCACTCTTGCTATTATAAGATATCGCCTTGTACTATATTTTAATGCAACTACCTCTTGACCTGTATAAAAGTTAGATATTGTATCAGATATTAATAAGTTATTAGAGTTCATATCATTACCATTTACCCTGATTTTTAATGGATTTACACTTGTTATTTCTCCAATAAAAATATTATTATCATTGCCTTTTTCCTTGATTAGCTTTGCTAATTCAACATAACCATTCATTAATATCCCTCCCTCAACTCAAGAGACATTGTATGTGTACCTTCTGAAAATGTGTGAGTATCAGAAATTATTGTATAATCTCCTATAACTCCTAAAATATTATCAATTATACTTACGTAGCTTCCAGCTATACAATTTACATTTCCTATTGCTTCAACGCTTAATGTTATTTCTACATCTTTTAGCATATTGTTTGCAGTTGCATTAGGATCTTTATTTTCTTCTTTTTCGTAAACATCCTGGAATATTCCATAAGCTACAATATTGTCACTGTTTTTTACTTCTCCAATTTGCTTGCCAGTATCATCATATATTTTAACTACATTTACCATGCTCTCAAGGGTTTCTTTATAGCTACTATCATTTATATTAGTGTCAGAAGTTAATACTACTAAGTTTGCACTCTTAGCCTTTTCTTCAACATAAAATTTTCCTTGCTTCATTCTTTTGTTATAGTACTTTCCATTCAAACTTCCAGCATAATCATATGCCTCTTCTATTATGCTAAAAATAGTGTCATTAGCTGGTAAATCTTGAACAATACCCGTAGATGCTAACGCACCAATAACTACTTTTACTTCATTGCACAATATAGTTGCTATCTCTTCAGCAGTCTTTTTCTCAAAGTTGTGAATTGATTTACTCCTATTTAGATAATATAAAGTATCTACGCATGTAATGCTTATATTTCCGTTTTGAGCACTTTTATCTTTCGATAGTATAAACCCTTGAAATAGTTCTGTACCATCATCTGTATAAAAAACTATGAAGTGTCCTAGCATTATATCTACATTTGGAATGTAACCATCTTGAATGGGGTTTAAAACTTCTAGCTCAACACGTCTTGCAATTTCTTCCTCATTACCACTCCAAACAATTTGTGATACTAGTTCACTTATATCTAAATTAGTTGTATCTTTATAATATAAAATTTTCATATCAAAGCCTCCTATAACTTGCTTCTAAGATTACTTAATAATGGGTTTTGATATTTAGCTGAAAGTGATGTGTTTGGAGTCTCAAGTTGATTTTTTAAATTACCTAGGACTGGATTTTCATAATAACTTTTAGCTGGAGCAATTGAAATTTTATCTCCTGTTTTTATAGGTTCTGATGGAAGTATATTATTACTAGTCTTTACAACTTCATAGTTGCTCCCATTTCCTGTTGTTGCTTTTGCAACTGTCCAAAGTGTATCTCCTGTTCTGACAATATACTCATCAGGTATTGACTTTACCTCTCTTAACGCATTAACCTTTAAAAACCTATATTCTTTCAATTCTAACGTAAAATAAACATCACCAGTTCCATCACGAACTCCATATGTGAAATTTTCTATTGCCACAGCTATGTTTATTTGTGTATCAGTAATTATTAATCTTATGGGTTTTCTACTATTTTTCCATTTTAATATCATATCAACATATGCTTGAGAATCTAATGGAGTAGCCTTACAAAAATAATAGTTTTGCTTAGGGAAAAAACTTTCAATTGTTATTTCCGATAATCCTTTCTTGCCTATTATATTGACATCCCCTAAGTCATTAATATTAACAACTTTATTTATGTGCGGATTAGTTAATTCAAATTTAGATGGTGTTATAGGTAACATAAACATCTCTGTATTATTCTGCCAACTTAAATGAAATTCCAATATAACACCTCCTACATATTAGCTAGTATAATTTTCACTTTTCTTGCTAATATTTCAGCAACTATATCAGCGAGTTTATACATATCGCTTTCATTTTTAACTTCTACTTTATCAGCTATTTTATTTATTATTATACTTAGACTGATTCCACTCTTACTACCTTGCTGTTTAGCCATTTGAATTGACTTATCGTGTGGATACACCCTTGTACCAGATGGCAAATCCATGATTTCTCCACCTTTTTCTTGGGTTATTGCAGGACCACCTTGCCAGTTGCTTGTACCTTTTGCAAGCATTGGAATTGATGGTATGTTAAATCCAAAACTTTTACCACCAACACCACCAGGTACCCAATTAGGAATATCAATAGAGATTTTATTAATGCTACTTGTTAATGTATTTATGCCACTAGATATATAATTTATAAAGTTTTTAAATCCACTTTGCACACCTTCAAAAATTCCAATAAAAAAACCTCTAATTGGTTCAAACGCAGTCTTTATACCTTCCCCTAATTCAGAAGCCTTAGCTTTAACAGTATCCCAATTTTTATATAGTAAAACTCCAACTGCAATTAAAGCTGCTATTCCTAATACAATCCAACCAATAGGACTTGCAATAAATGCAGCATTTAATGCCCACTGAGCAGCTGTTAATCCAGCAGTAACCCCTTGAGATACTAATTGCACACCTTTTAATGCTAATAAACCTACCTTTTGAGCGACTAATTGAGCACTATTAACTGTCCAGGCTATTGTATTTTTTGCAAGTGTTAGAGTACTAGTACCTATAGCTTTAATAAAATCTCCTGCATAAAGTGCTTTTAAATATAATGTTGATGCTATGTCTTTAACCTTTTCTACATGTAACAATTTAAAAGCTGCTCTCATACCTCTTATAACTGTTGAAAAAGTTGTAAAAATTCCAATTACAGAATTCAAAATATTATATCCGGCAAAAACAACTAATAATCCCTTTGCTGTTGGAATTACCCAATCAATGTTATCTTTAAGCCACTTTATCGTATTAGTTAGATATTCAATAGCTTTGTCTACAGTATTAGTCACAGTGTTTGCTATTTGTTGCATTGTTCCGTCATTTTGCCATTGTGTTAAAGTATTAGCAACTTCTTTTATTTTATTTTTTAACTTTTCATAAGTACTACCTTGACGAACTGAACCGTCTTCAGTTATTCCAATAATAGATGCTAATGCACTTTTAGTTACACCAGTAACAGTGGACCATAAGCCCTTCATTGTAGTAGCTTGCTTTTCCATTCCACCAGTAAACTTATCCTGCATCAAAGCAATCATAGCTTCGTTAAATTTTTCTTGATCTACTATTTGTCCTTGATTATTTACAACCTGAACATTAGTAAACATTTCACCAGCTTTTTTTATAATATCAGCTTTCTTTACACCAAATTCCTTTAGTCTTTCAAGCTCACCAGCCTGTGCATCAACAATAGCTTCAGTAGCTTGCATAAAATCTTTATTTGTAGCTGCAGCCATATCACCAGCCAAAGGCAACCACTTTTGAGCACTCATTCCCATTGCTTCAAACATTGCAGCACCTTCTACAAGTTCACCGCCCTCAAATGGTGTTTTGTTAGCAAGATTAATAGCATACTGCATTATCTTAGATGCCTTTTCAGTATCTTTTGTAGCTGTTTCTAATTGTAGTCTATACCCTTCAAGGTCTACAGCCTCTTTAAAGCCCACTCCTGCTGCCAAAGAGGTTATCGCACCTGTTGCAGTTATAGCTGTTTTTGCAGTAGTTTTTGCTATACTTAGTAAACTACTATTCATATTTTTTGCAAACTTTTTAACAGTGTTACTTCCAAGTTGCATTTCTCTTTTTAATTGTTTAGTGCTCTTTGCTGCATTCTGTACGGGCTTTGTAAATTTATCTTTTAAAGACAAAATAGTTTGAATCGTTTTACTTGCCATATTTCACCTTCTCTCAGGTATAAAAAGTAGCACACTTCATAATACAATGTGCTACTTAAACATGTTGTTTAATCTTTCTATTTCTTTTTCTGCACTTAATTTATAAAATATTTTTTCAACCGAAGAAAGATTCAATATAAACTCATGGTTAAATCCTTTTTGCAGGTAATAACTTGCTAAATTTAAATCACTATCCTGCTCTATTAGTTTTTTATTTCTTTCTCAACTTCTACAATAATTGGTTTATGTTCGTCAGCCATACCGTACATATCAAGAACCTGTTCTGCAACGGTATTTATTTCCCCGACATTATCCTCGAAAACTTCCGTTACAATATCGTATGGCTCAGCGCATCCAAATTCATCCTGCAACTCTTTATTTTGAAGAATTGGACAACATCTATATATTAGTTCTTTGTATAGTTCAATACAGTCCTTTAACTTTATGCTTTCTCCATCAAGCTTATCAAGCAAATCTACTACCTGAGTTAATGGAATCCTTTTTAGAACTAAATTACCATCAAGCAATTTATTATATACTTCTTTGAATTTTATTTTATCATTTTTTCTTTGCTCTGCTCTTTGTATTAAGCTTTCAATTGTTATTTTATTGCTCATATGCCCTCCTAATTAATCATATCAAGATACCTAAACTTGGCAAATTTAAAAGGAATTTCTTCTTCTTGAACTTCTTTATTTGCAAATTTAAGCAATGTTAATTCATCAAATGTAACACCTGAATATTCTACTCTTTCAGCTCCATACGCTGCAGGATCTGCCAATCTTCCAACAATCTTTATTTCAGGCATAACTCCCGATGTAATAGCATCTGAAATCAAGCTCGCTATGGAACTGTCCAATTTATGTAAAACAGCACTGCCTTCTCCTGCATAACCCATATACTTTTGATAAGTAGCCAAATCATCAGCCATATTTATTTCTTCATAATTTAAACTAACCTTTGATTCAAAGGATTTGACGTTAGAATATAATTCACCGTTAATCCACAATCTACCGAAGGTACCGTTTATAACCTTATTTTGATTCATTTGTTTAGACATCCTATACCTCCTACATCATGTTGATGTTCATATTTAAATCTTCAATAGCATCAAGTATTTTTACATTACTAGTTAAATACATATTAGATCCAAATGTATTGTTTTTAACAGTTATTTCATCCCATTCAGCAGCTTCTATTTTTCCAAATGTCAGCCAAGCTTGTCTTTGAGTTTCAATATTAATCAATGATTCATTATTATACTCATTATCAAGTATGTCTTCTTTTTCCAAAGCGTCAAAATAACCATTTACAGCTGAAATGAACAATGCTTGATTGTCATATTTGTTTTTGTATTTTCCAACATAGTTATTTTTAAACTCTGTCGCAATATCTTCAAGAATTACATCCATAGCTTCAACAATGGTAATTTTTTTCATATCCTCAGATATGTTTCCAGTAATAGTCTTTAAACTATTAACTCCTCTTGCAGCCTTAACCTCACCATAGTCATTCATAAGAACGAATTCACCGTTTCCTATAGCTGCATCCATGTCAACCGGTTCGGCAACACCTTCTAAATCAGCAAATACAAAATATGTAATGCTTCTTGTAAAGGGTAATCCTGCTAACGCACCTGTTATTCTACCAAGATAGTTCCAACCTGGCAAAGATGCTTCTCCAGGTCTTTTAATTGTCTCGTTTGTAAAATTAACTATGTGCATATCATCAGTAATTGTAGCTTTATAAGTAACAGCTTTAATTTTTCTAACTTTATTAACAGAATTTTTCCCTTTTACATAAGTTGCTACAGCTTGTTGATCAGCTGCAGTTCCATCAGCTAAGCATAACCAATTAAATTTCAAAGTATCAACTATTGTTACAGCATTAGAAAAAGCTTCAGCTGCATCTACTCTAACAATATAGACTTTGTTAGGTGTACCTAAAAAAGCATCACTAATTTGTTGATAATTTGCTGTTGTGTATAAAGCTTTATCTTTATCAGCTTCCGATGCATAGTTGTACATTTTTAAATCAAAAGTCTTGTCAGTATCATCTTTAACTACAATAACAACAATACCCTTAGCACTTCTTGCAATCGCTGAAGCTGCTTTTTTAATAAAATTAATTATTATTTGTGGTAATCCAATTGCCATACTATTATCATCCTTTCTATATGTTTATTTCTAAATTATCTATTATTTCCAAGTCTTCATCTTCTTGTACTTCGTATACATACCTGATGTCAAAATCAACAACTAGCACTTTTTCCTCTGTTATAGTTGAATTTACTTCATCAATAGGTATATAAAAATCTTCATTTATTTTTAAAGTAGTCAAAAACAAGTCTTTTAAATTTTCCATCATATCAATTACTTCTATACGATTTTTACTTTTATTACTTGAGAAATAGTAAATTCTAACTGTCAAATTTACATCTTTTAAAACTTCACCAAGCATTGATTTATTATGATTGTCAATATCAACAAAAAATGCTGGTCTTTTAAATCCCTCTTCTATATCAGTGCTTAATAAATTTATACTAGGAAATTTATTTTCTAAAGTAGTATTTATAACTGTTATTAGATCCATTAATGTTATCACAAGCACCTCCTAGGTTAATCCTTTGTCTAATAAAACATCAACAAAATCATAAGTATCTTTTTCAAATTGACTTTCAAACTCTCTACTGGCATTTTCTAAAACAAATTTACCTTTTGC